CCTGTTCCTTCTGTTATAGTCAATGTACCAGCACCGCTGGCTGCTGCACTAGTTACAAAAAGTTGTAGCACACCAGTTGCTGCTGACGCTTTAACGCCAGTGATTGCAGCGTTGTTAATATCGCTAGCCAATTGAGTCACTGTAGTACCAGTGGTAGTAACGTTACTACCGTTAATATAAACATTTGACCCAATTGACAAATTGCTTGGATTGCTTACGTTTCCTGCTACTGCTGGAACTGAATACTGCCAATTTGGTGATGATGGGCCAACTTGGATCCATTGATTGTTGAATCCGCCTTGTGTTGATCCATTGATAGAACTTGTTGTTGCTTTGTAGTACAAACGTACTGACTGTGGGGTTGTACCATCTGCATTTACAAACACCATGGCGTATTGTCCTGGATTACCCACACTGCTAATTGGTGCAGGAACTGTGTATGCAAATGTAGCACTCACTGTATCTTGTGTGACTTGATTGGCACTGGTAATCAGCAACAAGTTACTGTCGATGCTGGTAAACGAACTGGTTGTGGCATTTAAAGTATAAACTCCAAACTCAGTGTTTGCAAGATCAAGCCATAATGTACCATCAGCTTCGGTACCAATTGGGCGAACACTTGTGCCCACCAGCTGGTTTAAATCAATATCGGCACGAATAGCATACAATTGATTGGTGATGCCAAGCGCACTGTAAGATGTCATCAAACCATACTCGTTAAGTTCGCTACCGTTTAACGAAGTTCCGTTGGTGCTGGTTTGAAAATTAGGAGTTCCCATTGCAGTTACTAGTTCGCGCTGACTAGTGAACGACTGCAATTTTCCTGCATAGGCTTTTGATGTACCTACTGCTGCTGCTCCATTATATGTTTTATCTTGTGCAGTTGCGAGTAAAACTAGTGGTACTGAACCTACGTTACTGTTTACATACTGACTTTGATCATTTATACTGATCGATACTCCTGGGGATACTAATGCCATGGTAAAAATCCTTTTTAAGACTGTTATGAATATTTAGTTATAATGGCAAAATTCCATGGGTTATCAGGAGCCTTTGCAAAGCCTATGTATAAATATCAGTATGAAAAAACGTGAGTTGTGCAAGGTTTGTAATACAAACGCTAGAGCCATTAACTATGTCAAGGAAGGGGTATATCACTACCGTTCTCGATGCTCGGCGTGTATAAGAAAAGGACACAAAATTAAATTGGTGCCGGCATGGGCCAAGTCAGGATATGCGAAAAAGCCGCAATGTGACAAGTGCGGCTTCAAGTTCAAGTTCCCGGTGGAACAGAGTGCGGTGTTTTATGTAGACGGCAATTTGAAAAACAACAACTGGGTCAACCTCAAGACACTGTGTCTCAATTGTGTGCAAGAGGTGTATAAGAGCCGAGTACCTTGGCGACCTGCGGAGATTGTACCAGACTTTTGAGTTGTGTAAACAATTCGTCAATTGTGTCGTTGTTGTCTATTTCAGCATCAAATTCAGTTCCGGCCCAAGCAGTCTCTGAGGGATGTATGCCCAGGGTTTTCAAGTTTTCCTTGAACATTGGGTCTCCACTATTTGCCCGTGTTGCCACTGGATACCATTCGGGCAAGGCGCCACGCTGAATCCAAATTATCTTGCCGCCCTGTTTGCGTATGGCTGCGATCTCGTTGGGAAATCTGCAGTCAGTGATCACAATGTTGTCTCGACTGTTGCGTATCTTGTTTTCCAAGCTGGCAATCCACATATCATCGTGGAAATTGTCGCGTATGACTTCGGTTCCCCATTGTTGCAACACATGTCTTGGAGTAATTGTTTGTCCCAGGCGCTGGCTCCACCAATCATCTGGTTGTTCGCGCCAAGCTCGACTTTGAGTAGTTCTACCCTCGAGCAAGGTGCGATCCCAGCCAAACACACTTGCAACAGCATCCTTTAAACTTGCGGCAAAACTTTCTCTTCGAAATCCATGAAAGTTAACCAAATAATCAGCGGCAGTGTCTTTGCCTGAACCTATAAAACCACATATTCCTATAATCATAAAAAATGCTCCCGTAAGAGCATTTTAACGTAATTGTAACACAAGGTCAAGTTATTTGCGTCGCAATGTCACCGGTTCACGTGCCTTTACCGGACTTACACTGTGAACTTCTGCAGGCTCACTGCTGTCATTAGGTGTTAGTCTGTGCGATTTGACTCCAAATGCTTTTTCTGCTTGATCCAGTATTTGGTGTTCTCCTTCACTGTAGGCCACGGTGACTAGAGCTTGTCCGGTGGGGCCTTCTTTTTCAGGTACATGTTCATATTTGCCATCTGGAGCGCCAGCACCACCCAAGAAGTGAGCCGAAAAACGCCAGGGTGCATAAGGACTTGAGTTATCCAATTTGGGATGATTTTTCATTCCTGGAGTAGCAGCAATATGGCTATCAGGCATTTGACTTTCTTCTGTGATGATTTCTGTAATTTTCATAAGTGTATTTATCCCATTATCCAAGTCAAAGGCTGGCTTCCATCAACATACAGTTTCAAGTCCTCTTCGAGCTTTTCCATTTCGGCCACTGCTTCTGTTTTTAATGCATCACCATTGAGATTGGCTCCACCTTGCGGTCCGGCAATTTGACTAAATTTACTTCTAGCTTCGCCTAGGATTCTTTTGCAGAAACTGTACGCATAGTCTTGAACCCAGGGGAACGATTGCGGATCATTCAAGATCATTGAATCGGGTTTGGTATTAAAAATCCAAAGCAGAACACTTTCGTTTTGCACTGGATCGGGGTTGGCGCCTTGGAACGGCATTTTACGTACCAAGGTCAATTTCTTTGTGACCGGATTGAATGTATAATTCATGTAGCCGCCAAACATGGTCATGGCCAGCTTTTGATAGTCCACAAACAATTCGTAGTTGGTAAGTCCGCCCACACGTCCTGCCACCAACATGTAAGTGTTCAAGTATCCCGATGAAAACGGCTCAAATTGGCTTGCTGTAGTTCCTGTCACACTTCCAATACCGCGTCTAAAAACTGCTCGGACGTTTTGTATTTCTCGAGGAAGAATATATTCTTGTGTTTCGGGCAGCAGGCTTAAAAATGCATAGCTTTCTTCATAGGCATTTTGTGCCTTTTGACGATACTTGATTAGGGCTTGATTAATGCCCATTTCATAATGCTCTTTTTCAAGTTCTACATCAACAATGCCATCGGCCAAGCGCATGCGAATGTAGTCAATGATTGCGGCACGCATGGAATCATTGGTGTTACCATAGGCCCAATTGGGATCTTGCACTCCGGGAAAAGTTGTTGTGCTTGATCCATCAAAAGCGATGTGAGCGCCCGACTGTGAGCCGGTGTTGGCATTGAACAGGCTCTTTGCGTTGATGTTGTTTTGTGCGTCGAACCCTGGTTCGACAGTGACATTGCTGGTAAATGGTGTAGCCATGAAAAATCCCGTATAGTGTATTTATTACACTGTTACGGGATCGGGCGGGATTAAACTGTTTTGAGCAACACTATCTCTGCGTTCATTCTACCGTTTAACTTGCTCTCTGTGGCTTTGATCTCGTCTAAAAACTTGCGTAATTGTACTTTACCAGCCTTGGCAAAGTCTCGCAGTTGTTCTTCAGGCTTGCGCAAAGTCTTGCATACGCTTTTACTCTCATCAAAGTTGATGATACTGGTACCTTTCACACTCAGGGTTTTGTATGCTTCTGCAACATACCGGCCCAGTTTGCGATACTTGGTGTTGTAGATCCAAAGCTCAGTGGCGCCCACAATTTCTGCAGGATTGATACTCACAATCTTTAGCTCGGCGTGTGTTTTGGCATACTTGAGCTTGGCAATAACCTTTTCTTTGCTAGGCGCCTTTTTAACTCTAGCTTTCTTTGTGGCCTTTTTAACTCCGCGATACTGTTCAATCGCTGCCATCAAGTTATCGATCCAAGCAATCATGCGTTTGAAGTCTGCGGCTTTGTAATGTGCATAACCTTCTTTCAAGTCTGCATCTTTTTTGGCCATTGCCGCTTCAAGTTCTGCTTTACGAGCAGTGTAAACTGCCTCGTACTTGCCTAGCTGACTTTGTACCACATTCCGAGCAACTAAAAAATCATAGGGTTTAAAATCAGTTTTGATTGCTCGTGTAACATCATCATAAACACCTTCAATGTCACCAATGATCTCGCTGGTCTTTTCGTTTAAACGATCTTGAATTGTAGGAGCTCGATACACTTCTTTGACTTCTGCTACAACCGCTTGCACTTCGGGCTCGGCACCATCAATGGCTTCTAGTATGCACTGGTCCAAAAACTCAATGTGTCTGGGCTTGAACGGCATGTTGGCGCGAATGTGTGCCATAATCAAACAACATGCAGTCATTGGAATACTGCGATCGCCAGTGCGTTCAAATGTTCGTATTTGTTCTCGTGTGAATCGTTTGGTTTGTAATCGCAACCATTCGATGACATTTTTGCGGGCGTCTTTTTGACTGTAGTAATAGTTGTAATAGTAGAAACTTTTTCTCAGTTTATGGTCAAAGTCTGCATCACTTAACTCAATATC